TCTCTATTACTAACATAGTTATCCTCCTACACAAATCTTACCATAAAGTGTTAAATTTTTTTGGGGCGAACAACGAGGGGGACACGCACCCACTAGACCCAAACCCCAATCGAAAAGCCACGCCTGGAGATGACTCAATGATGATCCTGACAATCCCTAAAAGACCAAATAGAAAAGACTACATATAGCTATGAGTAGTTTTATATATGATTAGATGTGACTACGCCCATTTTTAGAAAATGGAGAGTGTAGTCTATCTAATAGACTTTCCATTGATATGATCAGTTTACTAACATCTAAACAACTAACATATATTTATAAGTTATCTATGCTTAGACTATAGAAAACTTTAAATATGTATTAGATGCATATACATTATAACCATAGTCTATACCTATTATTTTCTTAAATCAATCAATAATTACAATGAAGATATATGTTGCATTAGATGATTAAATGATTATAATTAAGTTGTAGTATTTAATTAATCAACATTTAAGAGGTTAAAATCCTATGAACAATACGATATACGATGAAGTTACTAATAGAATTATAGAGCGCTTAGAGAGTGGATCTATACCATGGATCAAACCATGGCACACAACCAACACACTTGATAAGAGTATCGTTAGTGGTAACGAATATAACGGGATCAATAGAATCATTCTAGGTATGTCGGGCTTCGATTCTAATATTTGGGGATCTTTTAAACAATGGCAGGATCTAGGCGCTAATGTTCGTAAGGGTGAGCATGGCACTAAGATTGTATTTTATACGCCAGTTGCTAAAACATCGATTAATGCGAATGGTGATAGTGAAAACTCAATTTATGCTTGCTTAAAAACTTATTATGTATTTAACGCTAATCAAGTAGATGGAATTGAGGTAGCGCCAAGGGTAATCGAAGATAAACCATTCTCCAATAATGTAATGGTTGATACGATGGTTGCTAATACTGGCGCTCATATCAAGCACGGTGGTAATAGCGCTTATTTTAGTCCTAATGATGACTATATTAATATGCCAATTAAAGCGGATTTTTTTGATGAAGCCGGTTACTATGCGACATTACTCCATGAACTTACTCATTGGAGCGGTCACAAGCACCGTTTAGATCGCACTAAAGGCAAGCGCTTTGGTGACACTCAATATGCTTTCGAGGAACTAATAGCGGAGTTAGGTAGCGCTTTTCTTTGTGAAAAGTATAGCGTTAAGGGTGACATACGCCATGAGGGTTACATAGCATCATGGTTACAAGCGCTTAAGAATGATAACAAGATGATCTTCAAAGCGAGTGCATATGCTCAAAAATCTACTGATTACATTGTAGGATTTGAGGCGCTTAAACAAGTAGCATAGTGATACCTAGTAAGCGCTTAGATCATTCTAGGCGCTTACTGGATTATCACTAGATGATCATTATCTTAACTTTATTAGGGGGTTTATTATGAAATTTGACTATTATTACTATCGTATATCTTCGCACTTCGCTAGCGCTTTAATCAATGAAGATTACACCAACTTAACTACTCGAGAGGGATTGCAGCTTGATAACTGGATAGAATGCTTACCGGTAATGGGTCACTTCGATATTGAATATGAGGGATTGTTCGCAGTATGTGAGATAACCGGTTTATTTAGTGATTGTATAGGGGTTAGGCATTATTACGCTATTGAAGAGGTAATCGCATGAAAACTAAACTTGATACGTTTTTTGAGTATGTCTGGCTTACAGTATTTGCCGTCAGTATAGGCGCATTGTGGGCATTTATTTATATACAAGCTAAAGGATGGTAATCATGCAAAATCAAGGCAAATTATGGGATAGGTATCAAATCTATTTAGCTTGCACTAATGACAGTCCCCCTAAATCTTTTGATGATTGGCTTAACTCTTAACTAGAATTATCTCTTAGAGACTGTTTAAACGGTTTCTAAGGGGCTAATTTTAGCCGATACCTAACTAGGAGTATACAAAATGAGTTTATTGCAAGAGATTGAAAAGCATGGTTTAGCAGATTGTGAGTTTAATAATGGATTAATTGATGATTATGAGTTAATTAATTTTATTGATCAAAATGGAATTGCACTTGATGACGATCTAAACGAATTTAGAAATAACCAAGGTTCTATTGTGATCATTCCTGAAAACGATAGGCGCTATTTTAAACAAGTAGAGAGGGTTTAATCATGAGTAAATTTATCGTTGAACAAGAGTTTTTATACGGGTGGGAGAATGTTTGGCATTGTGGCGTTACAGGAGAACCAACCATTTTTAACAGTTATGAGGGTGCTAAACATGAGCTAGAGGACTTTATAAAAGAAGCATACCTAGATTACAAGAATGGTTATTTAGATGATCCCTACGATATAAACGAGTTTAGAATTGTAGAGTTGCAAGAGGTGACAGCATGAGTTATGTTCTTGAGTTTACTAAAAACCAATACACTAAAAACAGTCATATATCCATTTACAAGATAAAAGAGATGTGTGAGAGTAATGAGGAATATATGATCCCTTATTGCCCTCATTGTGAAGTAACCCTGATCTGTGATGATCAACGGGATCAATCGGATCATGTGGGCTGGTGTTTAAAATGTAATGAAGATTTTTATGAGTGCGAGATTACAAAATACGAAATTACCAAATAAATACTGATCTTTAATATTTCAAGGGGGTTTACAACCCTCTTTTTTTTTGCTAGTATCGCTCTTAACAGATTCGCACCTGTATTTAGAAACCTTTAGAGGTGTCTGTCCCTGATTATAAACAAGTAGTCAGGGTGCGAAGACAGATACCCCTAAAGGTTTTTTTCTCACGCGCGATCTGGAGCATACGGGCGCTCTAATCCACGCCTCTCAAAGACGATCATGGTTGATGAGGATAATCAGGTTACCTGATAAACGATAATGAAATGTCTTTAAAAAAAGACCTCCGACCCTTAAAGGGATTTGGTTTCTTATTGACTTTAGAATAGTAGTGGTTCTGTTCACACTAACGCCCGTTGGTTGTTTTCCCATTTTTTTATACAGCCAAAAAAATCGGGACTTTTCTTTTTTTTGAGTAGGATTTTAATTATTTGATTAGAAAAACAACATATAGTTGATAAATATGTTGCATTAATCACAATAATCATTTAATGTGTAGATGTAGTAACTAAACCCTAACTAAATAAAGGAAATATATGAAATTCTGTAAGGATTGCAAACACTTTCAAGAACTAGATAAGAAGTGTTTAATTGAAAAAGATTATGATCTAGTAACTGGCGAGCATAAGTTATATTTTGCTGAAACCCAACGTGCATACGGCTCTTGCGGTAGAGAAGGTAAACTTTTTGAACCTATTAGACCTCCTAAATATACAGATGAAGAATTAGACGATCTCAGTTGTATTCCGTTTGGGGTTAAACATGAGTAAATTATCCGAACAAGCCCGTATAGATCATCAAGTGTCCATGTTAGAAATGGAAATGGACAATCTTACAAAAAAAATAGCAGAATTAGAGGAAGAACTAGGAAAACTAGAATCCGATAACGATTTATTAAAAGAAATCATTAAATCAATTGCGGAGGTTCTATGAGTAACGATAGAAATGACTTTGCACCAGAGATCCGTAATAGCGCTTGGTGGGCTTCAGACACCAGACAAGCAATCAATGGTCACGCAGTTGAAACGATCCTCATTAAACAAGGCAAACAACCACCACCAGACTTATCCGAGGTTGAGGCTGTTCAAATGGGACACATCATGCAACCGACTATTGGTAGGCTTGCTAGTCAAAAACTGAAGATGGAATTAAAAGATGCTGATTATCACCTTACTCATTCTAGTGAGCCTTGGTTTCGCTCTCATTTTGACTTTATTAATGCTGGCGGTAATGTTCTCGTGGAAGCAAAGAATTACAGCGCTTCTGTTCGCAATAAGTTTGATCCTGATACTAATCGAATACCACCGGCTGATTACGCACAAATAGTCCATGAAGCAGCAGTCCATAAGATCAACACCGTTTATCTAGCAGTCCTGTTCGGTGGTCAAGAGTTTCATACGTTTAAGTTTGAGATTAGTGATCAAGAGAAGGAAGATCTGATTAAGAAGATGGCGGTCTATTGGGGTCATGTGAAAGCAGGAACGACACCAGAGCCACAGACAATCGAAGAAACTAAACTTGTCTATACGCAGTCAACCGATGGCGTGATTGTAGCTACAAGTGATCTGGAACGTGCTATCGGTGATTTAAAAGCAATTAAAGGCAAAATTAAAGAGCTGGAAGCTATTGCAGAACAATGGGAGGTTCAGGTTCGTAATGCGATGTCGGATAATGCAGAGATAAGAACTTTTGATGGCAATACATTAGTTACTTGGAAATCTAGTAAAGCATCAATGAGGTTTAGTGCTGATCTCTTTAAGAGCGCAATGCCTGACATTTATGAAAAGTTTATTGTTGAACAAGCCGGATCACGGAGGTTCTTAATCAAATGAGTTCACCTTGGACAGCTTTAGGAATGGCTGTTTTAGATTATCGCCACAGAAATGGTGAAACTTTAAAGCAGCTTG